TCTCGAAATAGTCCTCAATGACTTCACCTAAATAATGCTGCTCTATCGTGTTCTGGCTCTCCGTTACTGCTGAATAAATGGACTGGAATATACCTTCTAACGCACTATCCATTATATGACTCCTTTATCAAACCAAAAAAACTTCGTATAGGCAAAAAGTGAGGCGGCCCGGAAATTCACTTCTTCACTATTTCTATCCACTCTCTCATTTGCTTGTCGCTCATACCATTTTTCGCATGGTTGCAAACAATACTGATAAATTGCACATTACCTTTTATATAGCCTTTACTACTATCTATTCTATCTAACGAAGCGGCGGTAAGAGGGTTGCTCTTGCCTGAAACACCAACGCCCTCTCTATGCTCCAACTCTACACCGCTATATATACATACCCCTTTTTGTTGCTCAAAAATTTCTTTGAGATATTCCTTATCTATATCTACTTCTCTACCTCTGTCTCTTTGACGATTTTTTACCCTTCGCATATGCTCGCGATAAGGAGAATATTCATCTTTTTTAAATGGCTTACCCTTACCTCTTGGGGCACTTTCACTCGTCCACTGAGTAGCTTTTAAGTGCTCATGGTTTGCATTGCCAGAACACTCTAAGCTACAATAAGGTTTTCTACCACCTTTAACATTAGTGCGTTTATATTCCTTTAATACTCTCTCAAAGCTTTTACCACAACTACTACATTCCAAAGTTATTGTCTTCATATTCTCTCTCCCTTATACTATAAATATAAGTGGAGATGAGTAAAAGACAAGGTGGAGATGTGTTTATTTTACAAATGGTGGAGGTGAAGGAGAGTCGCGCTCCTTGTCTTGAGCTGCACTACCAATAGAAGATATACAAGCTTAACATGAACTAATACTACCAACAATGCTTCTTTCTAAATAACAAATAAAATAGATATGAAAGAATAAGTTATTACTATCTATTCGGCACCAACTCTAAGCGGCTAGTGCGTATTCTGTCGTTTCTTCGGCAGATAAAGTTTTAATAAATTTTTTACGAAGTCTCTATCATTCTTCGGCTTGCCTCTTATTACCAATACCCTCAATCGAATCTACGCACCCCCATTAACCTTTAATTAACCTTTTACTACTATTCTTACGCCAATCATTTTCACTCATCAAACTTCCTGTGCCTTTACACTTAGGACAAATATCCACCTTAATCAAATTTTTCACCGGTTTTCTTATCACTTTTTCACCGCAGCAGACGCCGCAAATAAGTCGATCACCCACCATTTTATTTCACCTTATACAATCCACGCTGTCGGCCCTTTTTCGTAGTTTTAGCAGCTTTTTTTGTAATACGAGCTTGCTTACCTTTACGTTTAATAGCTGACTTACGTGCAATTCTTTTAGCTTGTGATGGTTTGATGGCTCTCAAATGCAGAGGCAACTTCTTCTTTCTCTTTTTAACAACGACAAGCTTGCCGCCCTTCTTCCTTAATCTCTTCTTGAAACCGCCAGCTCCAGCCATCATAGCTTCCGTTACTTCACACTCAATTAACTCATCTTCAGCAATCTCTGGAATATCATCCAAAGAAATAGAAGGAGCTTCTCTAAACAATTTTCCTATCTCTTCTTTTATAATTTCCTTGATTACTTCCTTTGCGTTATTCACCCTATCTCTCCATTACATAGTGCTTAAAATTTTTCCAAAATTAATTTCTTTATCACCTCTTAAGACAACACAATATTCTCTATTGTTTTTAGAATAAAACATTCCCCATTGATAATCTTCATAGTTATTATCCATAACCTCTTTTATTCTTTTTTCAGTTTCTTCCCTATTCTCACGAATAGTTTGAGGAACTGCACCTACTAATTGATTACTAGCATCAGCAATTTTCCAAGGGCCAGCTGCACACTCTCCATCGGAAGTTATTGTAAAAGTATCTCCAGCTATTTTCATTGTATCAGACATTACTCACCATCATAATCTACATATTGAGCTATCATATTCATTTGAGCTTCATTAAACTCTTCAGTTCTTTGTAAATAAAATGATAGACGTTCTTCACAATGCTTATTTATATCATAAATATCATCAGAATATTCTTTAAGCTGTGCGGTTCTTTTTTTACCTTCTTCAAAGTTTTCTACCCAGTGGCTGATTGCTTTTATCCAAGGGCCAGGAGACTGAACACTAATAGCCATATTCTTATGTTTTACTCTATCGGGAACAGCTCTCCAAAAATCCCTATAACCGCCATATTCTGAAAAAACAGGAATACATCCGTAGTGCAAACTTTCAATAACTTTAATCTCACTTTTACATGACGCAAAAGCGTTCTGCTCTACGTAAGCCAAACTAATATCAAACAACGTATAAAACTTTGCATACTCTTCTAAAGGCAGTGCATCAAAAAGTTTAAAACGATTAGGATCTAGATCTTTATAAATATCTTTAATTCTATTTTTATAAAGAAGTGATTCATCTTCAATCTCTATTTCCTTAAATGATTTCTTTCCTTCTTCATCCATATGAATTTCAATATGACTATCCTTTAACGCCATTCCAGCTAACACAAAATGAGTGTTAGGGTACTTATCATGAATAGGTTTAATAATTGCATGCATTCTGCGAATATCTTCAAAATGAGATGTTAAACCTGCCCAACCAATAATGATCTTATCATCAGTAGGAAACCAATCTTCCAACATTTCTTTACGCATTTCATTCTTATCAAGATTCCATTGTGGCAAATCCCAATCAAATTGATTACGAAATATTTCAACTTCGCTATTAAAATTACCAAACGTCTTCTTTAATTTATCTGTAGTTGTTGTAATACAATCAGAATGCTTTAGCGATTGAATAGACATTTTATCTTTACCGCTTTCTATCCACAATTCTTTCATTGGATGAGTAGCTGGAAGATTAAACTCATTATCATCTGCATCATGCATAATAATAGGTCTTCTTTCAGTTCTAGGCCACATTCTGGCTACCGAAAGAAAATGGGAATGCAAATTGCCGCAACGATGCATTACAATGCAATCAGCAATTCTCATATGATTAGGTTGAATATTTTCTGTATAAAGATAATTGGCATCTTCTGGAAAATGTTTCCACAATGCTCTCATAGGCTCAAATACTCTAAAATAACTTGTGCCTGTTTCTGAAGGTGTGCTAAAAACAATTGTTTTCTTCGACATATCCATGTCGGGTGGTTGGGTGAAATAGTTTTTTAATTCTTCTCTTTCTTCATGGTTCTTAAACTGCGCTTTCTGCAATAATTCTTCTCTGTCCATAAAACCCCCTTAAATTAATATAAGTATTCATGTTACTGTTTACGCTGGCATCGCTGCAATTGGTGCACTTTCTGTTGTTGATAAATTATATACCCCTTCTATTGTATACATTGCTAATCGTTGGCCATTAGCATTAGGACCAGCTGATGTATACATACCTGGATTAACATCTAAAGATACTCTATCAATCACAGATTTAAAACTATAGTTTTTTAATTCATCGCCAATCAATTTTGCAAGGCCATCCATCTCGGTACCCATTGTAATAGCAATTTGATCGCTATCTTGAAGAGTGGCGGCCATGCTTGTCTTTAAACAAAAGGTTAGTGGTCCCTCTTGATTATCAGTCCAAGCACCAAACTTAACATCCATCTCTGGTATTTTTGCAACATAATTTTCAATTACTTCAATAGGGTTCCATGTTCGTGTAGGAACATCTCTATTAGGAGACATCACATAAACTTCAGGATTAGCCATCATCATTTTAAACTCTCCAAAATATTATTTTACTTTTCAGGAGTAACCTCGCCAGCTTTATTACCAAGCTTTTCTTTTACTTCGTCAACATGTTTATTATACTTTAAGTAACAATCTTCACACATTCCATATTGATCATAAAACATTTCATCCCAATTCAACATGAACTTTCCACATCTTTTATTGGTTTCAGGATCTATAACTGTGCAAAAAGTCGGAACTCTAGGTTTCCAATTATCTGACTTTTTTGTATTCTTATTAGTCTGCCACAACTTTACCTGTTTAGTAGGTAAAAAATCACTAGGAACCTCAGTCATTAAAAACCTTCTCTCTTAATTACTAAAACCTTCATATTGTGCGCCAAATATATATCCGCTTAAAGTAGCATTTAATTCACCATCAGATACACCAGCCAATCTTATCCATCTCCATGAACCACTACCCACATAACCAGAAACAGAATTATCAATAGTTGCGCCGCCTGGCATATCCACCCAATTAGTAGCAAAATCTGCTGCGCTTGCTGACGACTCTTTATTAGGATCACCAGGACCACCAACAGCTCCTCTATTAACTAAAACATTATATTGACTTTCATTAGCTAAGGCTTGTGGATGAACTGCATGATGAGCTTTATTTGGATCAATAGAATTAGCATTATTAACCTGTACTTTAACGTCAGCTTGAACCCCAACACTATCTACTAATACAACAGTAAAGTTCTGGCCTCCAACATAAACAGGAAGTGTTCTGGCATCATTACTTTGGACGCCATCTGATCCAGATTCACCAACTTTCTTTACTACAATTGCTTCAAAAGGTGCAATAGGCATTATTCATACTCCTATTTCAGTTAAAAAAATATTGTCTCATATAAATATGTTTTAGTTTAAGTTAATTGCGAGGGTTGTCGTAATCTATATAAGTAATAGTTAATTTGTTTCCATCTATTATCCATTGTGCAAGGTCCGGATATATTCTCTTATAAGCATCAACAGAAGCTCCGATAAATCCATCCTTGGTAATATTCTGTTGTGACGTGTCTGCTACTAACAAACAACCCATAGTGTTTTCGTCAGTGTTTCCAGTGTGTATAAGAATATATTCAAAACCTGGAACATCTTGCACATGCAACATTCCCTTATGAAAATCAGCACCAAACTTATTTAAATATCTACTGTTAAAACCACCGGTTGCGCGCAAGCCAACTTCATATTTACCTTCTGGTATTCTAGTCTCCGCGGAAACCTTTTTCTCTCTAAATTCATCCTCTAAGGTATAAGCTAAAAATTCTCGCCGAGAAGGGAACTGAATTGATGAATAGATGTCCAAGGGAACCGAATTGATGAATAACAACCCCAAAGTGCTGTCAGCTCCAGAACTATATCGCAACACTTCCAGATTCTTTTCGTTCTCTTCTGGTTCCTCTTCTGGGTGCGGCCGCCTAAAGACACCTGGCACGAAATCCACGCAGGAGAGTTTCTCCTCTATTTTTGTTTCTTTTTTTCCAAAACCAAAAAAATTAAAATTCATAAAATAGCCTCATGTTCCTTAAAATTTTCTAAATCTTCTTTATCTTTTTCCACTTTATAAATTCTTTTTCTTAAATCAGATGAACTATAATCATGAAACCTATCTATATAATATATATTTTTACAAACAAAATAACCGCTTATTTTCTTTCTGCCCTCTAATGAGTTATAATCTGAACCCAAGAAACGAACATCAGGCTTATAAAAATGCAATAGATTTACAAGGTCACTTTCACTCTTATAAGGAGCAACTTCATCAATATATCTAATTGATTTTAATACAAGGAACCTTTCGTGTAAACTTAATATTGGACTATTTTTTTGATGCCGTTCCCATTTAGGGTTATCATGCAAAGCTACAACTAAATAGTCACAATTATCTTTGCATTCTTTCAGTAACAATGCATAACCAGGATGATAAATGTCAAACGCGCTTGCTACAAAACCTGTCTTTGTATCACTCATTTTAAGTTTCTTACTTTGATTTTAGTGTTTGTTTTCTAATAAGTAAAGTATCTCACTGATCTTCATAGCAGTTACTTTAGTTACTTTAGGGTCAGGCTCAGTTTCCCCATCCGCATATGTAACCACAAGAACACCCCATGCGTCTTCCTTACCCATAATAGGGCAAGCAACATTTGGGAAATCTCTATCTAATGTAGTGCAAGAGCCGAGAACAAAATGCCCTATAACAGATTCATCGCCCTTCACCCAATACCCACCTGGTATTGGGTCTTGAGTATTCTGGGGCATATGTGATACAGGAACTATGTTTCGTGCATCAGGCCAATCATACAACCAAACAGAATTAACCTCTCTGCTGCCACTGGTTATCCTACTCAATAGATCATCAACCTTAATTTTCTTTTCAGGTTTCTCCTTAAAGATAACCTCAATACCATCGTCTGGTCCCTTTTTTTCTTGTGATCCAGTGTATACTTGGAATGCTGCGAAACCTATAACTGCCACTACTCCAACACCTATAAGTTTCATTAAAAATTTTGACCAATTCTGTTCTGGTGAAATTATGTTTTTAACGGTGTCAATTGCTGCGTTCATTACTCCTCTCCATTAACTTTATGTAATAATCTAAATACCAACGAGCTTTTTTTAAATCTTCAATCTCATCTTCTTTATGTTTTGCTCTCAATATATATTTTAAAACATTTCCTAAACAAAACCCTTCACCATAACCTGCATCTGCAATCACATCAATAGCTTCAAACTTCCCACTATTATAATGATCGGGATGATTTACTTTTTCTTTATTCAACCAACTAACGATTCCTTTACCAAATACTCTTCTATCTCTTCACCGTCAACGTCCGCCAACATTTTTCCATCAATTTCTACGCAAGGCGACAGTGCTTGTCCTGAACGCGTTACCATCTCGGCATAATTCTCAGGATCGCTAATTAATTTTTCTTCATAATCCAAACCATAATGTGCAAATACATCACGAACACCAACGGACCAACAACATCCAGGTTTAAGATACGCTGTAATTTTCATTGCTTACTCCTTTTTATTTGTGGCATATTTTATTTACCTTTAGCAGGATCAGATTTACCCTTAATTTTCTCAATGCTTCTTCCCACGAAGTACGAAGAATATACTGCGAGTAGCAATGTCTGAAAGACAGGAACATAAGCTTCGCCTATGGTAAATTCGCCAATGTTGCCATCCGTTACAGAAAGCAGAGTGAATACGGCTGTGAGAAATACAAGAGTCAATGGTCTGATATTTGCCGCGAGCCAGTTTCCACTCTTGGTGTCTGCCTCCCAACGAGCAGTCACTTCTTTCTGAGCGTCACTTTCTGCCCTCACAAATAACTCTTCTAACTTTTGTTTAGCAGCTGCTTTTTCTTCACCACTGGTAATCAGCTCATCTAATATTTTGCCAGCTTCTGGTAAAAGCTTGCCTGCTAAACCACTTAATATTCCTATCATAATTTAACTCCTAATTACTCCCTTTTGACTACTTTATATAATCAAATTACTTCATCTGTTAAACCTAATTCAATACATTTTTCAGAATTAAACCAGGAATCTCTCTTAAGATATGCCTTTACTTGTGTTTCATCCATCTTTGTATGATCAACATAAAACTGTGCTAAAGTTTCAATAAGCATATCCTGCAATGCCATTTCATCTTTAAATTCTTCATACTTCCCCCACATCACACTCCAAAACTGATGAACCAGCATATAGCTTCTTTGTGTAATATACTTTCTATCACATGCCAAAGAAATTAATGTTCCAGCAGAAGCACATACTCCTTCCACTATGGAATAAATAGGCGTTGTAAACTTTTCCAATTGATCTGCTGCTGCTAGTCCTGCAAATAAATCACCTCCATTCGATTGAATATGAAGCCAGATAGGAACTTGATTTTCGCCATCGGGAATATTTCTTGTTAACCTTTCATTTCTTAATGTATTATCTAAATCTCTTACTTCTTTAATCATCGCTAAACAACGATCTGTATCAACATCAGCATAAAAATATACATGATTAGCCGATGTTTCTACGGTTAATTTCTTTTCCTTATCATCATTGGAATCTTCAGCTTCATCATTCATAATACGTGATGATAAAGTACGCCCATATAAAATATTACTCTTCATTATAACCTCCGTCGCTTATAAAATTTTAATACTTGAATACCCTTTTTCGTTTTTATTAATATTAATAACATTATTGGTAATATCTTGCATGCTTTCAATATGCGAAATAATAAGCACATTCTCAAATTTAGATTTAAGATACCCTAACAACATATTCATATGATTAATATTTTCAGAATCAAGAGTGCCGAAACCTTCGTCAATTACAAAAAGATTGCATGTAGGAAGTAAACTAATGTTTGATAAAGCAGAACGTATGGTAAGAGCAGTCAGAGTTTTTTCCATTCCTGAGCCAAGTTCTATGCGACGACGAGAAGTGCCGTCGTCGATAAATATCAATAAATCATGTGCCTCAGTATCCACTTCAAGAAAAACCTCAAAGTTTGTTACATTAGAGAGTACCTTCTTAATTTCCTTATTAATCAATGGTACCGCTCTATTAAGAATCATCAAAGGTATTCCATCATTACTAAACGCATCCATCAATAACTCATGCAAAACATACTTATTTTCAATCTCTTTTAGTACCTCAATGTTTCCCCCTAGGTCAGTAATCCTTTGAGTGATTTGCCCCAAAAGAGTATTGTTTTTTGTTATCTCATCGTTGTTAGTGTAGAGGTCTGTTTCTATCCCCACTAGAACACTATTTACTTCTTGAAGCTTTCTATTAACTTCTCCGTTATGTTTAATAGAGTTTTCATTCTTTTTATAATTTTTTTCTTCTTCCTTATAAGAAGATAGTTTGTTTTTTTCTAGTTCTAACTGCAGTTTGATATTCTCAAATACAACCTCTAAATTTTCTAACTTTGTGTCTAGAACACTTCTCTCTTTATTACAACTATCATATAACTTTTCATCTTTTAAGAAATCCGAATTATCAATAAAATTCCACAGTTCATCTTTTTCTTTTCCTGCTTGCTCTATCCACTGATGCTCTTCCACCAACTCTTTCTTTGCCGCAAAAGCTCCAGTAAGAAAGGAACACTTCTTACAAGTATCATTTGTTTCAAACCAATCATGCTTATTTAAAATCTGTGTTTGCTCTTCGTGAGCTTGAACCATTTGATTTCTTAATTGATATTCCCCAATAAGTTCCTTATGTCTATCAACCTTACCATAATAAACTTGTTTTCGGTGCACAAACGAACCTTTATCATCTATCTTACCTAACTCATCTGCTACCCATTGATTGCGCTCCGTTAATGTATTCTTATTTTGTTGATTGGTTTCCCAACCTTCCTCTAACTTAATTGTTAGTTTAGTTGATTTATTTATATCTTTCTCAATATCAGATAAGGGGCGTAAGCCTTCATACACAGGGTGTAATGACTTTGCCATTTTTTCTTTGTTTTTTCTATTTTTTTCTACTAACCGATCAAGCTTCTCCTTCTCCTCTTTTAATCCACCTATCACCTTAGCAGTTTCCGTCAGCTTATCTTCAAACTGGTTAAGTATAGTAGGGTAATCTTGCTCTTGATATTCTCGCAAAAGAACCTTAGTAGAAGATGTTTCTTCCTTGATTGATTTTTGCAAATCATCAATTACATTTAACCCAAGAAACCGCGCAAGTAAATCTTTACGATTAGTTTGTCCATGATCAATAAATCTTGTTACATCAAACTGCTGACTAAATGTAGTCATAGTGTGTTCTTCATAAGAGCCAAGCAAACTACGAATAGCAGCTTCTGTTTCCCTTACATTAGCTTGGCCACTAATATTAACTTTATCTCCATTAATAATTTGAAACAATTCAACTTTATTATTTGCCCTACTAGGGTTTCTTTTGTTTCTTTTAAAGTGTCTTTCTATTACATATCTGTCATCATCTACCGAAAACTCTATTTCTATAAAACCTTCATCTTTATTTTTATGAATAACATCAGCAACATTTCTTCCGCCTGTGCGATCGCTGTTGTTAAAAAATCCTTGTAAAATAGCATATAAAATACTTGATTTACCAGATGCATTAGGAGAAAAAATACCAGTCAAGCCTCGCATTTTATCAAAGTTAATAACATTATTAACGCCATAAGAAAATACATTTTCAAAAATTAATCTATGTATAACCCATTTTCGGCCCTTATAAGTATCATACTCTTCAGTGGTGCAAGTATCATAAAAATCTTTATGAATAGAAAGTATTTCATTTATTTCTTGTTCCGAAACTGTGGGCCGTTTGGCAAAATATTGCTTCAACAAATCTTGTTGTGTCTTTAAATCAGTAATATTTTCAGGAGTTTCTGATAGAGATAAATCATCTATTCCTTCATGCACATCAACTTCAATAAACAACCCCTCTGGTTTATATCTACCCTTGAATACTGACTCTACCTCTTTAGCTGTGGTTACATTATAATCAGTTGAGTTAAGTAAAATACGTACATAAGGTTTTGCTGGTAAATCAAATTCTAAATTATCAATGTTGGCAATAGCGTCAGCATCTAAACGAAAAGTTTTAAAGCCCCAGTCGTTTGCTACCTGTATAAAAGTGCAGGTCTTCAAATCTAAATCCCAAAGAAGAAATCCTTTTTCTATTTCTTCCCCAAAGTTTTGTTGAATAAGAGATCCAGCATAAGCAGTTTTTACTTTTCCATTACTATCTAACACCATTGGTTGCCGGGAATGAACATCTCCCAACATACCAAAATCATAATTACGAAAAATACTTTTATCTATATCACTTTCTATTCTATAGCTAGCACTTGTGCGACTGCCATCAAGAGCACCATGATAAAGGGCTACATACTTTTTCCCCTCTTCTCTATCAAACTCAATAGGCCACCAGTCTTTACTGTCCTGCTGTGCGAAAATACCATACACCAGGTCATCTGTAATCTCGTACAGGCCGCTATCGGTATAAAGTCGTATAGATTTACCTTTTTCTTTTAAGAGGTTTATAATAGGGGAGAGACTGTCTAAACGATTATGCTGATTGATAACACAATCATGATTACCTAAAATTAAATCTATAGGAGCTACATCGCTTAAAACATCTAAATACTCACTTGCAAGCTGTACAGCTTCAGGCGATAAGTCTGTTTTGTTATGCAATAAATCGCCAGCTATAACAATTCTATCAATAGCAAGCGATTCTAAACTCAATAACAAATTATCTAATACTATTCTATATTCTTCATGCCTTCGTGTCTTACGAATATGTATATCACTTAGGTGTGCTATTCTCATTAACTAAACAACCTTTCTTTAATTTCATCTTCAAACGTAAAACTTTTTACACTACCACTCGTCACTATCTCTTCAAACTTTGCTGATCCCATCTCAGCTATATCTCTTTCTTCACTCTTCCAATCTACATAAGTCACCGGAATATTATACTTAACTAATTCGTTTATCATTTTAATTATTTTTTTCTTTGCGTCGGCATCTAATGCAATGATAACTTCTGTGTTGTTTTGTAATAACCTTTTAAACAATAAAGAGCCACGTCCAACATTACTTCCTAGAATTGGCACTGCGTTTTTCCGTGAAAGGATGGCATCAAATATTCCTTCTACAATATATAAAGGTTTATCCCACTCTATCAAATGTTCATTAAAAATAACTTTGCTCTTAGAAGCCTTAGCATTTTTATACTTATAGTTTTCAAATGGTTGAATACTTCGCGCTACATAATAATTTAAATTATATTCTCTATCATAAGAGGGGAATAAAACTCTTTGATCACTTATACTATAATGTATATCATATTTTAATATATCTTCCTTTCTTAAACCCCTCTTCAAAAGATAATCCACGGCGCGCTTATAAAACTCTTTTTCTATATTTCTAAAAAGATTTTGATACCCTACTGGAAAAGTTAATTTATTTTCTACTAATGGTTCTTCACCAAAAATATTATCTATATCCGTAACATAAGGCCGCCATTCAAAAAAAATCTTTTTATACTGGTTAAGGTTGGGAACCTTCATTTTTTTTAATAAATAAAACAATCCCTTTCCTCTCACCTCACAATGAAAACAATTATAAACATTCTTCTCTACATTAATAGTAAGTTTATTGTTGTGATGATTACAAAATGGGCAATGAAAATAAGAGTTGCCATTTCTATCTGTAGTTTTCAATGGACCAAGATACTGAATTAAAACATCTATTTTTTGTGGCATTTTTCCTCAGTCAAAATCTAATAAATCTTCTTCTGGTATTGGCTCTTCTTTTATGATTTCTTTCGGGCGGTCAGGTAAGAGAGTAGCAGCCGCCGCTCTACTTACTACAATCGCATCTGCTATATCAAAAGCCTCGCGTGCAAATTCA